TTCCAGTCGCCGTTGAAGTCTAAGAATTGGATAGTGGCTTGGCCGGTGGTGTACTGCTCGAACACACGGTCGCGTCCGCGACGCACAGCAATCGCTTGGGTGGTGTCGGTAACGTCGGCGAATTGGGCGGTGGCGGTGCCGAGAATGTTGGTGCCAAGGATGCCGTTGAGTGCGGAGCCGAGCTCAAAGATGGCGCCGAAGTTCGCGCCTGGTCCAAGGCGGATCAACACTTTAGGCGTGATCGGCTGGCTCATGTGTTGCTGTACACCAACTGTTTACCGGACCGTTGCGCGTTGACAAGGCCTTTACGGATCGACTCGACGAGGTCAAGTTCCGTGACGACCGATCCAGCGACATTGACAGTTATGTTGCCCATCATTCCCGCTCGGTTGAGCGGGATGACGGCTTCGGGGCCGCGTTCGCCGATCATGGCCAGGGTGGGGCCGGTCACGATTCCGCCTTGCGCCAATAGCGGGATTCGTGGAATGTCGGGAGGATTGACGCGAATGTCAGGGGCGAACGGAACTGGAATTGTGAATTCCAGCAAATCGTTGATTCGATTGATTAGTTGCGTGTTGATAAACGTGATAATGGTGTTGACCATTTGTCGGGCGATGTCGGTGCCTTTGTCAATCAACGTTTTGACGCCGGTGACAATGCCGTCGACAATGGCTCGACCAACTGTCAGGCCCATGTCGGCCATCGCGACAATCAATCCAGCAAAAGCGCCTGGAAGTTTACCGATTAGTTCAAGAAAATATTGGGCCATGCCTTTGAGTGTTTGGGGCAATAGTTGCGCTACCCAAGATAAAAGTGCGCCCGCGATTTTGAGGGCAGCGGCCGCAATTTTTGGGATGGCGTCGGTGAGTATCCAGTTGATTAGTTCGCCTACCCATCTTCCTGCTTCTTTCAGCATTGGGGCGATGTTGGGCGCGATCCAATCCACTAGTGCGTTGCCTAGTTGAATTAGTTTTTGGGTAAGTAGTGGAAGTCCTTCGTCGATGATCCAATTTGCGGCTTTGCCAAGTAGTTCGCCGAGCTGTTTGAGCATTGGTCCGATTCGTGGGCCGATCCACTCAAGGAACTGTTGACCTAATTCTCCAAGACCTGCCAAAAATTTGGGAGCGGTTTCTTTTACCCAGTCGATAAAGGCGGATGCCATGTCGGCAAGCGCCTCTTTGACCACTGGAATTTTCGATTTGATCAGGTCGAATACGCCTGCTAGGCCGCGTTCGCTGAACGCTTGGGCCACTCGTTCAATTACTGGGATGATTTTGTCGCCGAAAAAACTGGCCATTCCGACGGCGGCCGGTAGAAGTCTTTGGCCGATTGTGGCGACGGTGTTGTCGAGTTGTGCGCGAAGGATCCGTTGCTGGTTTGCGAGGCCGTCTGATGTTCGTGCGAAGTCGCCTTGTGCGACTGATGTTTGTTTGTAGATCGCGGCTTGTGCGGCAAGGATTTTTTGTTCGGCGGTAAGGGCGCCTTTGCCTTCGTAAATGCCGAGAGCCAATGCTTCGGCTTTGAGCGTTGCGTCGTCAAGGAGGACGCCGTATCTGCGGAGTGGTTCGGCCTCGCCGCGTAGAGCTGCGCCGATGGCGTCAATGGCGTCTTGTGGGGTGGTGTTGTTGAATGAGGCGAGGTCTGATGCGAGGCCGGTGAAGTCGTTGGAGAATTGTGCGAGGTCGTCCCCGGCAAGTCCGGCAGCTTTGCCGAAAATGCCGAATACGCCTGCGGCGTTGAGCACGTCTTGTTTTGATTGGCCAAACTTTTTGGCGGCAATGGCGGCGAACTTCTCAATTTCGTCAGACGATTCGCCGAAGATTTCTCCAACTTTTTGTTGTGATTCGCCTAGGTCCGATGCCGCGTCGATCGCTTTTTTGCCGAGGGCGAATCCTGCTACGCCGATGGCTGCGACAGCTGCGGCGGCTGCTTTAGCAATCCCGGCGACTTTGGTCCCAAACTTTTCGAATGCGCCTTCGGCGTCTTTGAGTCCTTTGTCGTTGAAATCGGCAAAGATGGGGATTGTTATGGCCATCAGGCACTCAATTCGCGGTTGATGGTGTCCTCAACCTCTTTGAGGTATTCGACAAGGTTGTCTTGGACTTGGGGTAAGTGAAGTTCGGCGGCGGGCCACATGACTCGGGCTGGCCGTCGCCCTTTGCTGTCAAATGCTCGAGCTAGACCGTTGTTGGACCGTTTGCCAGCCATTTCGTAGATTGCGGCGGCCGGGTTGGCTTGAACGATTTTGATGGCTGATCGGGTTCGGGTTCGCGTATCGATTTTGACGCGGACGCCTGATCGGGCTTTGGATGCCGTAAACGGGAATTTGGCTTTGCCGCCTTGTTGCCATGCGCGGCGTGTGCCGGATGGTATTTGTGTTTCGCTGTAGTTGGCTTTGGCGGCCTCGGTGACGGGTTTTGCGATTTCGCGGACGTTTGCGTTGAACACTTTTCGCATTTCCGGGTCGATTTGCCGCAGGGTTTTAGCGGCTTCTTTGAGTCCTCGGATTTGCGGTGTTCCGGCCATTGTTGCCTTCGTTCAGGATGCTGATGACCGTGTTTAGGTCGTCTGCCTCGAATGGTATGTCGTGGGGCCACCATCCGACGGCGACCAGCACTTCTGCTAGGCCGCGTCGGTAGGTTCCCCGTTGGTAGGGTTTGAGGGTTCGTTGCTCACGATCTCAAGCTCTGCCAATTTTTTAATGAAATCGTCGAGCATGAGCGGCACGGTGACTTTGTGGAGTTTGGCGGATTCGTGGGCCATGAATGCCAGATCCTCAATGCCGAAACCGTTGGCCATGTCTGACGCTTTGCGCTTGTATTTGCGTTCCCAGGCGACGACCACATAGAGGTTGGTTTCTACGTCTACGGGGCCGTCGCCAAGGTCGTAACGAATTGTGAGTTTCATGTCGGGCCTTTCAACTCAATCAGGTAGTTACGGTGTGATGTCTCGTGCGAATGTGCCGCCGGTGAAGGTGACGTCGACCATTGACAACTCGCCAACCGTTGACGACAAAGGCGTGAAACTGGCGAGGAACGCGCCGGTGATCGTGTATTCGGGGTTAGTGGCCGATTCGCTGGTTCCGGACGGCGAGATGACGAGGGTGACGGCGTCGTCGCCGACAACATCGGCCAGGGTGGCCTCGATTTCGCCTGCGCCGTAGCTGTTGAACATGGTGAGGGTCACTTCGACCGCTTGGAGACCCTTGGTGTAGCTGCGGCCGTTTGAGCCCATCGCGGTGGTTTCGAGCTGGTCGAAGCCGGTGGTCAGGGTGACGGACTGGCATTGGTCGGAAACGTCAACGGCGCCGATGGCGACGGTGGCGTTGGACAGGAATGTGGTAGTGGCCATAAGGCTCCTTTATCTAGTTTCGCCTGCTGGCGATTCGGACGGTGAGGTCGTAAGAAGGGAGTTCTTGCGATCCGATGGTTGTGATGGTTGGTTGTCCAGCCACGATTGCGAGTCCCTGGTCGGCCATCAGCGTGTCGATGGTTGTGAGCAGGTAGTCGGCTGTGTCTTGGTTACCGGGTGGGGCTCCCAGGACGCGGAGGGTGAAAGTGAGATCGCCCACGTTGTAGGTGAAACTCGTGAATGTCGGAAGGTCGACGAACACGGTGAGCGGTCGGGCGTTTCGTGGGTCAGTGACTGGTTTGAGGCCGAGGTTGGTGATGCGTGTAACGATTGCGTCCCGCGCCTCGGCGAAGATTCCGGTCGCTGCCATTTCATGCGACCTGGCTTCGGTTGATGCCGAGCAGCTGGTGGATTCGGCCCATGTTCATGCCGGTGGTGGCCGGGGTCATCGCCTCGAAGGTTTGGAAGGAGTCGATGCTTCCGCGTTCGCGGTACAACGCGGCCGCCATGAGAGTCGCACCAAGCGTGACGTCGCTCGAGGGGCTGGTGCCTGCCGCGTCGGTGTATCCGGCCTCGACGCGACGGCGGAACGCGAATGCGTTCGCAGCTGCGACACAGGTGGCGATGTAGGCGGTGTCGTTGGCGGTGGCGGCCGCAATCCCAAGAAACTCGGTGACGTTGGCGGACGTGGTCCAGGTACAAGTAATCGACCAGGTGAGTGTGCCGAACGGGTCAGCTGAATCGCGGTCGACGACGTCGCCGGCGTCGATGTAGGCCAACTGGTTCGGGATGACGACGTCGGTGTTGAACGTCATGTCGCCCTGGTCGGACAGGCCGATGTAAAGGAACGTGGGGACGGCTACGACGACGAAGCTGCCGTCCATGCCGTTCCCCAGTCCCGACACCGTGATGGACTGCCCGACTGCGATGTCCGTCTCGGTGAGGGTCTGAATCACGACGACGTCGTCCAACCTCATGCGGTGGGTGATGGAAAACGTCGCCATGATTCGTGACTCCCAGGTGAATTAGGCGCGAGTGACGAACTTGGTGGCGTCGATCATCAACGACGCGAAGTAGCCGCGGAATGCGATGGTGCGAGCGAGCAGGCTCGGGTTCTCGATCGACACGACGCCCTTCTGCTGTTCGTAGCACTCGAAGCCGTCGCTGTTTCCAACCCACACCGGCTTTTGGGTGAGGGCGGTGAAGTTGCGGTCGACGACGACGCGAAGGCCGAAAGCGTTGCCGTTGAAGGTGTTCACGTCGGTCTGGCCGAATGCGTTCATCGGGCCCACATTTGGGAACAGGGGACGGCCGGTGTTGTCGGTCAAGGCGCCCAGCTTCTCGTAGTAGGTCGGTCCGAGCATCAACACATTCGGCAGGTTGCCGTTGGAGTTGGTGAGGATCTGCGACGCGGCGGCGTAAATGAACGAGACCCAGTCGGCCGGATCGGTGTCGTCGGTCAACGTTTCAGTCTGGGAGACGCCAGCGACGAACGTGGTACAAGCATCGATGTCGGTCTGATTGGCGTAGATGCGGCTCATGTCGTCGATGAGCGCACCGAGCACTTCGGGGCTGGTCCAATCGATCGACGCTTCCGAGAGCTCGACGTAGCCGCCGAAGATTTTCTTGGTGACCTGCTCGTCGGACACGACGAACGTGCCGTCATCGATCGTCGTTCCCTGGGTCACGGCACCAATCGTGGTGTGCGTGGTGACCTTCGGACGGATAAACACCTTGCCGCCCTGGGGCATGGCGCGGACGTTCACAGCGTCGATCACGGGGCGGTAGCCACGGAAATTGTTGTACACAGGTGAGACAATGGGCAGAGGGAGAATGCCGTCGAGGTCGCCGGTGGTGACGTCGGGTGCGGCCGCCTTGATGTTGGCGTTCATCTGGGCGAACTCGGAGCCACCTGCGACGAATGCGGCGATGTATTCGCCGATCGACGGCAGCTTGAATACGCGCTTGGGTTCCGCGTACAGCGGAACGGTGGGGATGATGGCCGGTGCCGAGGCCACGACCGGGGTTTCTTCTGACATTGAGTCCTCCTCGGGCTCTGGTTGGTTTGGTTCTTCGTCGGGCTCCGGCTCGGGGCTCGAGGCGGCGACTTTTTCGATCCGGGCTTGCTCGAAAGCAGGTTCGGAAACAATGGACAGTTCGGTCCAACGTCCGGCTTCGACGACCATGGTGCCATCGTTGTCGAACGCGAACTTGGTCGGGATAACGCCGACGCTGACGGAGTCGTAGGCGCCCATGAGTAGCAGCGCCATGGTGTCGTCGGCGTCGCGTGTGGAAGCGAGGCGCGCGGTGAACATCATCCCTTCGGATGTGTTGACTCGTTCGATGACGAGGCCGCGCACCTTCGCCGGGTCGTGCGCTTCGAGTAGACGAGGCGGTCTGCCGTCCTCGGGCAACGACCCAGGCATGAATTTGATTTTGTTTCCGAGGCTGTCGGTGGTGGCGACATTCCACGGGACGGCAAGGCCGGTGATCGACCGTGACGGCTGGCCGTCAGATGCGGCGGCGTCGATCGTGAAGTTACCGGCGACGAGCTTCAACATTGTAGTTCTCCTCATCGTCCGCGTACATACGATCGGACGTTGGTGTGGTGACGAGCGGCGATTCGACGAGGTCGTTGTCGCCAAGGTAGTCGTCAAGGTCAAATTCGACGTGCTTACCGGCCGGGAGCACGTTGTTGCCGGACAACGTTTCTTCAATACAGTCGATGTACGGTTTGGCGCCGAACAGGTAGAGGTCTTGGCGCGCTTGGAGCGCGTTCTGGTAGGTCATGCCGGTGCCGGTGGGTGCGCCAACGAGGTACGGCGGAATGTTGGCGAGACGCGCCAGCTCGAGCGCCTGATACTGACGCGCCTCTACCAGCTGGAGTTTGCTCGGGTCGGAATCAAATTCTTTCCATTCGACGAATTCGTTGAGTGCGCCGATTGCGTTGCGTTGACGTGCGGCGGACCATGCGGCCGCCAGCTCGGCTAGATCTTCGGAGCTCATCGGCTCACCGCCGCGCTGCTGGAGGTAGCCGCTCGAAATTTCGTTGACGGCGAAACGACGTGCGGCGTTGTCAAGTTTCCAGGCGGTGTCGATCGCAGCTGCGCCGGAGTAGACGATGCCCATGATCGGTGAAAGGAACTGGACCAAGTTTTTCGAGTCGATTTCGACGCCGTTGAACTGAACTTGATCGGACGGTTGGAACCATGCTGGGCCTGCCTGGTCGAGCGTGTTGATGTTGGCGGCTGGAAGCCATTTGTACGACGCTGGGAAGCCGGTGGAGTAGCGGCCGGTGATGAGCCAGAATGCGCGACCGTAGAACAGGAGGTCGCTGAATGTGTTGGCCATGATGAAGTTGCGTGTGACGGCCGGGTCGGGTCGCGTGAACCACGATTCGCCTTCGACGTACAGCTTCTCGTATTCCTCCTCGACGGGATCCCATGCGAGGCGGTAGGCGCGAAGATCAAGACAGCCGATCATTGACGCGATGAGGTCGCGTGCTCGAGACACGGTCGGCAGTTGGAGGGCGCGAAGTTCTTGGGTGCCGATTGTGTAGGTGTAGGTGGCGTTGACCGTGGCCTGTTGAGCAGCTCCGGCGGCCGCCTTGATGTCGGCGCCGAACGCAGGCTTAGAGTTGCGGCTTCCGAAGATGGCCATTGACCGGGATGTTATCCACAGTCTGTGGACAAGTCCAGTATTACCCGAACGCGAACGCTGGCTTGGTTCGTTGGGTGGGTCGGGCGGCGATCGCGGCCGCCCAGACCATACAGCGCGCCAACTCGATCGGGCCCGGCGACTTCTGACTGGACAGGACGACCGAGTTTTGGGTCTTGACGGCGACGGCCCGGTTGACGTGCTCCGCCAAACCGTTTGATCCGTCGTGCCGCAGCCGACCCTCGAGGATCAACGACCGGACGATCGGCGTGTACTTCAGGAGCTCGCCGTAGCCGACCAAGGTCAGCAGGCGGCGCTCCAGGTGCGGCGGCAGCAGCGCCTCGAGGCCGGGAGTGATCGTCAGCTGTACGCCAGGGTCTTTGAGTATTTCGCGGATGTGTTGCCAGCATTTGTCGGCGTTGTCGGTGATGAACTCGACGGTGACCTTGACGATCCCGGCGTCGTTGACGGCGCGAACACCGACGTACCGCGATTCGTCGACCGAGTTGTCGACCGACAGGATTCCTCCGGCTGGGATCTCGTCAACGGCCAACGGTTCCCAGGTGCCGATCGGTAGCCATGCTTTGGCAGCTGCGACCCACAGGTTGAGGTGAGCGCGCAGGAACGCAGCCCGGTCGGCACCCTCGGCGGCGCCCTCGAGCGCCTCCCAGGTGACGGTCGTACCCAAGGCCGGGTTGGACCATGTCCACCAGCGGCGGTCGTCCGGGTTGATGCCGGGTGGCGGTGACCATTCGGCGAAGAACAGGCGCCCGGGTTTGCCGGCGTCGATCGCCGAGATGGCCTGCTCGCGTAAGCCGAGCATCAGGCTCGAGCCTTCGTCGCCAGCCGTCGACCACATCGACAGCAACGGGTTCTTGACGGCGATCATGGAC